ATTACCGCCAGCTTTCAGCTTATGATATTGTCTATCACATTTCTTTGCTACATTCTCAAAACCGTTTGCTCTCATCCATTTAGCAACTTCTTTGTAAGTTGTTCTTTCTTCTATATAATCCATAGGATTAGTTGTCTTTTCTATTTTGTTTTGAAATTCACTATGAGATATACCACCTTCTAATTCTTCAAGTACATACTTATAATATGGTTCTTCAGATGGAATCTTATCATTACAAAGTATTTGACTCATAGGATCATCATCGCATCTTTTAACTTCTCTTATATCATCAGCAATCATAGTTGGTTTTTCTAATACATAATCAAAGAGTGGTACTTGATCTCCTTTCCAAAAGAAATAAAATGTACGATCTCTTACTTGACTTAAGCCATGTAGAATTGATTTTGTTTTAAAGATACTAAATGTATAACCATGTTCTTCTCCAATCTTTCTTAATCTTCGAACTACTGGTTCTCCCATCTTACTTGCTAACCTAGGAGCATTCTCTCCCCAAAAAACCTTTGGTTGAACCTCACCAAGTACATATTCGGCAGACTTATACATCCATTCGTTCATAGGATTATTACTTGAAGCAGATGGACTAAGTGAGCTCAGCCCTGCACATGGGCATACAGTATTAATCACATCAACTTTTTCTGTGTAACTCGCTCCCTCTGAGAGGTTCAAATATGGGACCTTATGGTTATAATAATTGTTTATGTGAGATTCATTTGCTTGAAACCCATCAAACGTTAAGAAATACTTTGGCTTTTCTCCAAAGACATTCTCCATTGCTATTGTTTCTCCACCTATAAGTGGCACTATGCTTGCATAACTCATCCGAAAAATTCCTCTAATCCTTGTGGTTCCATTCCATTCCAATATGGATAGAACTCTCTTGATAAATGTATTGATTGCGGCTTCTCCATATATTTAAAATCGAGTTTGCCTTCATCATTATATAGATATTTTGTCCATCTTATGATACCATATTCTTTTTCAATATAGTCATTGAATTGATTTCTCCAATCGTTTCTTTCTTTCCACGAACCATAAAATGGCTGTCCTTTATAGAAACCTGATTGTGGTATTCGTCTACTGACATCTTCAATTGGAAGCAACTCATAAATCTTAGCTTTATACTTACTTGCCTCTTCAATATATCTATCTGCTAAATCTTCAACCTTTTGTTCTAATCGTATTGCATGATGACGAACATCGATATTACCAAAGTAACATTCTAGCTCATCGTATTCATGTGGTATAAAAGTATCAAATCCATCATTGATTGCTCCATTCAAAGTTTTAAATGGAACGCTATTAACAGTCCAACCTGGACGATACATACAAATTGAATGACTATCTCCTATTACTACTTTACGTGTAGGATTAGGATAGTCTATTCTCACTGCTTGATTATACATTCTTTCAAGATTGTCTAAGTCTACATCATGCCATTCTGGTTGAACTTCTTTTTTAGCCGAGTCAAGTTTTGATTTAACCATTTCGTGGTACGGCGGGAAGTCGATTCCAATGGAAAAGACCCTACCTTTGAACTGAGAAAAATTAACAGTGTTTTTAACATACGGAAAACCGTATACACCACCAAACATATTAATTCCACCAGACCAGTCAGTACCATGATAAACCCAAAGATTATCATAAACATTATGGTCTTCAATCTCTCCACCGTAGTTAACATCGCAATTTCCATATTTCTCCTTTATCATATCTCCATACATTACTCCAGCAGCTCCTCTATGAGAACCTGGCCTCTTAGCTATTGGAATAAATGGACAATTAATTATATTTTTCATTCAAAAAACTCCGTCAATGTATTAGTTTTCTGTACGCGTGCTACACGTCTACGCGCGCAAGCTTTTTCATCTTCTCTTATTTGTAGGTATACTCCAAACTGACATGATAGAACTTCTGTTCCATAGTATTTAAGAGAATCTTGTTCGTATTGAAACAATTTAGTTCCATCTTTCTTATTGATATTGAATGCTTCAGGATGAAAGACCACATCTTTTGTAAGTCCAATCTCATCTGCATTTTCTCTCATAAAATAAATTGCTTCATCATATAGTTTCTTTGGAGCATCTGGCCACATAAGTTCTATTGTATAGACGGCTCCTGGTCCTGGTGCTACAAATCTTTGATCATGATGATACTTCATTTGTGGTAATACCGATGATGAAGCAGCTCCATGAAATCCATAATAATGTCCTATACCAGGTTGTTCTCTCAGAAGATTATATATCTCTGACATATGATCACAAAGTTGCATGCGTTCTAAGAATCCAGTATCTCTAAATGAAGATACCCATTCGCATACATCAACTGGATGAAACTTTCTATCTGGATCGTTATATTTTTGTCGACAATGATTTCTTGCAGCTGTTTGAATTGAAGTATGAAGTTCTGTTGTTCCCCATATTGGCTGTTTATTTGCAATTGCTTTATCTAAATTCTGTCTTATTGATTGTATATAATCTTTATCTTCATCTGCAAATCTATCAAAGTCAACAAATATATTATCTTCTCCAGAAGCTAAGAAGTGAACTCCTCTTCCTCCATAGAAATGAGATATAAAAGTATTACCAACAATATTCATAATTGAAGTATCTAAACTTGCAATTTCTTGGCCAATGAATCTCATACGATCATCAAGTGTAATTGTTGGATGAAAATATTCTACGTCTTCTCCAAGACCAAAATCATTATCTCCATGACGATTAACAGCTTCATATGTTTCATCTATATAACCAAGTTGAATACCTGATCTTTGATTGACTTTATATAAGAACCAATTGAACTCTTTCATGAGTTCTTTATCATAGTTCCACCAATCGTAATTATATTTAATACTTGACACGTTCCTCGTTATCTCTCTTACAATGTACTATTGAAATGTTTGGACATCTCTTTTCAATTTCTTTTATTTGGATAGGATCATCTTCAAAATGCATTTGTACTTCTACACCAAGATCTTTTAACATATTAATCATTTGACCTTTAAAGATGCCAGAAGCTTTTCTACCATAGATTGGATTATCATGACGATCAAGTGGATTCATATATACGGTATTATATATGCCTCTTGAATGTAGCATTTTTTCTGTTTCTTCTCTATCATGGTAAGGCCGCCCTGTGATAATAATATCATTTTCACAGGGTCTTACGCCGGTGACGTCTTCGCCAAAATAGATTACACCATCAATATCGAAACTATTTACTTTCATAATCGTTTACTGAATCTTGAAATGTAAAAAGCAAGTCTTTTGCTTTAGGTCTATTTTCTTTGAGCTGAGGTTTAGTCATGTCTGTAATGACTCTTCTCGCTAAGGCGTCACATTCAAATTTAGCATCTTCAGTTTTAAGTTGTACTGGAGGAGTCTTTTGAGTCCACGCAGAAGGTCCTCTTAAATAACCTACAATACCCATCTCTGAAGCTACCTTACAAAATCTAATTGCTGAGACTACAACTCCACCAGAGTTTGGAGAGTCTTGAACTGAAAGTCTTGCTGACAATTCATATCTTGCTCCAGCAAATCCATAAGCAATCATATCAAAGTTTGCTATTTTATTATCAGATGAAATATATTCTCCACCTGGTTTTTGTTGAACGGTAAGAGATGGACCAGCAAATAAAGTCATACCTGCTGTCGACTCATTTCTTACAATATTCTGTCCTTTAAGAACGTTTTCTTTTGAGATATGTTTGTTCTTTAATCTATATTGCTTAGCCATATTTAAGAAGTCAGTGTTTGCTGTTCTTCCTGTTCTTATATGTTCCTGTCCTTGAGTAGATCCTGCAGCCATATTCATTTGAATATGTTGAGTAATCATAAGACCAGAATCTAGCATCGCACCTTGTAAGACTTCAGACATTCTTGAAGCTCCCCAAGCTGATCTCATATCAGAACCAATAAAGGATAACCCAGCATCGATAAATCTTTGCTCAGTTTCAATTGCATCTTCTGTTGATATCAATGTAGGAATACAATTTACAAAATGAACTCCTGCAGCAAGTGCAACATCAATCCAGTATCTTGATGCTTCTTCTGATCCTACTGGTAAGTAATTAATAAGTACATCTACTTGATGATACTGTAATAATTCAACTGTTCTATCAAATGATTCAGCTGGAACAGCTCCATTTACAAATGTAACTTCATCTGGATAGTCATGCATATGTGGTGCTATCCCGTCCATTTCTGGAGCTGAATATACCAATGCATCCTTTGTTACACATGATGTATTACTATCAGTACTTATTTTTTCGACATGATCCATAGCACAATTAGGCTGAGCTCTTAAAGCTTTTGCCAATTTCTTGTTGACTTTTCTTTTATCGATATCAAATCCAATTACAAATTCTATATCGTGGACACTATATCCTCCGATATCTTCGTACATAAGACCTATTTTGTCTTCTGGATTTTCGTTATAATATTGAATTCCCTCTACGAGAGACTTCGCGCATGATCCGACACCTATGATGCCTGCTTTGATTTTTGACATAATTATTTTTCTCCTTGTTTATATCAGTTTATTTGAGTGAGAAATTTGGCTGGGAGACCCAGAGTAGCTCACTATATACTATTAGTTATAACACTTATCAGACCACTTCCGAGGATAATGACTGCTGCTGTGTTTAAAATTATCAATGCTCTATCTTTCCAGATAAGAGCGACTATTAACCAACCAAACGTTCCAATTAAGGAAAATGTTTGGTCGTAAATTGCAAGATCAGAATTTGATCTTGTTGCCATTGCTATTAAAAGAATAGCCGAAGCTATCCATTTTATATACCAATCAATTGTATACTTAGGAGTCGCGCTCTTAAATATACGTTTTGAATTCTCTAATTCTTTTGCGTCAAACTTTGATTGACTCATATTCTATACCTGCTTCTTCAAATAATTGTTCTGTTAATGTATCGCTTTTATTCCAACGATCTGGAGTATCTTGAGAGAAAGCCATTACTCTTTTGACACCGACTTGGATAAGACCTTTTGCACATTCGCTACAAGTTGGTAATCCATGTACGTATACGGTCGAGTCTTTTAAAGATACTCCATTTGCTGCTGCATTATAAATGCAATTCATTTCTGCATGTACAACATACTTGTACTTTTCTTCTCTATCATTATATCTTTCTTCAGCATCTTCAATACCTCGTGGAAATCCATTATAGCCTTGAGCTATTATTTCTCCGTTTTCTCCAATAGCAACTGCACCAATTTGTCGGCTTGGATCTTTTGACCACGTGCCAAAGTGCCATGCAAGAGCGAGATATCTCGTATCCCAATTACTTGATAAGGTCAAAGTGTCTCTCGTATACATGCAAGTTTTGTACTTGCCAGTGAATATCACCTAAGCTAATATGACCAAGTACTTTTTCTTTATTAAGATCTGCGGCTAAGTTAACGAGTACTTGTTTTTGCCAAGCATAATCGTTCTTATAGCCAAAAACAACATCATTAGATCTCATTTGAACTACACAATGTAATTCTCTATTTCTAATATAATAGGTTACGGCATTAGTACAGATAAAATCATTTTTACCATTCTCATCGAATTCAAACCAGATACTTGGTCTTTGATAGACCATAGTGGCTCGTCTTGAATCTATGTTGTATGTAAGTTCATTTAATACTTGTTGATATTGACAATGAAATTTTGGACTATAAATGAGATGACCATAATTAGAATTGATTTCACCATATTTATTTGCTGTTGATTGCCAAGCTTTTGGTGGTTCTTTATCATCAGAATAGATGTCATTAATGTTGGTTGACTCAGATTGATACCAATCAAGTTCGGCTTTAATATATTCTTTGTTTGGAGTACCAAAGATAGCTGGTTTATCAGCAAGGAATGATGCGCCAATAATTTCTACAGTCTTACATCCAGTTTTATCTGTTGTAAACTGTTTTGATTCAAGAGCATTAATAAATATCTCTGCAATATCTTTAGTCGTCTGCATTTTGAATCCTGTTATTGAACATATCTCTCTTTGGATCTTGGCCTTCCATTTTACCACGAGCATAAGCAACTGCAAAAGAACAATAGTTAATCATGTCTTTATACGTATCTTCAATGCTTTCGAAGTTTGGTTCATCAGTTGATTCAAGCAAGGATGTTGCTCGCATCATTTTACCAAGAATGATATCATGAATAGTATCAATGCCACGTCTATAGTGCATTGCTTGTACTACTGTAGATTCAGAGCTTTGATAGTCTTGTGATTTTTTAGTTTGTAGTTCTGCACATTCTTGTAGAACTCTTAGGCTTTCTTTCATAATGTCTCCATAATTTAATTAATATATCTATTATACCATACTTTTGAGCAAATGTAAACAAGTTTATTCAACATTTAATAATCTATATGTTTCAGCTGGCGCACTAGATTGATTCCAAGCTTCTTTTACTGGCCATATCCCTAAAAATTTAAATCTTAAAGTTTTGCCTATTTCATTAGGTGTAATAATATCGATGTTAGTTTTATAAGCAACTATATGAGTTAGTTGATTCATATTATAAGATTCAATCATTTGATTTTTTTTTGTAAGTGACACATTATTAGAGTAATGTGGTTTTCTTTTATAATCTATGTAATAAATATGAGGTAAAAATTTTTCGATCATATCATCATGCCTCCATGCATAAGCTTCACCAGGCACGGGTTTATCTTGTTTTGCTATACCCTTCCACTTCATAGTTTCTTCCATTGCAATAGCATCTACATTGGTTCTTTTGGAATAGGTTCCTTTATTAAATTCTGCATCTAAGTGATCTATAAGCTTTTGATCAACTACATAAGTATGATTATTAATTTTATCTTTAATATGTTGTTCTAATTCAATCACGTTGAATATTTAATCCCCTGTTCATTTAAAGCAGCTCTATTCATCATATGTCCTTTAATGGTATCATCTTTTGATTGTCCCATATATGGAACTGCATGATAGTTATCCATCATTAATTGATTAACACTTTTTTCAGTATTAACTTCAAATACTGGATGGCCTTCGTTTTCAGATTGTATTATAAACAACTCTCCAATAATTCGGCCAAACTTACCTTTATCATGAACGACTAATTGAACCTCAGTTTCTTCTAAGAGAGAAGTAAGAAACTTCTTTGCTTGTTTACCATAGAATTTTTCTTCTAAATCTCTTGTTCTTGATTCTGGAGTATCAATACCCATTAATCTTACTCTTTGCTTTTTCATCCATATACCAAAACCAAGATCGATGTCTACATCAACTGTATCTCCATCTACGATTCGTGTTACGTCAACTTTATATCTGTACATTTGTTTCTCCTATTTATAAAATATGTGATTATTTATAACCACTGTTCGATTAAGTGATTTAGCCCAATAAGGATAAACACTATCAGCATGATAATGTGTAGAGCCTTCTGTGATATCGCCGTACTTACCTTGTATTATATCTCTTGCAACATGCATTGAATATAACCAAGTAGGACTATCAACTGGATCATCTGACTTACCATCACAGAACCAGCTAAACTGACATTGATGTCTTATAGGAACTAATTCATTTTTCCAATTGACTCTCATTTTTGCTTGATAGACAACTCCGCATATTGAAGCGGGATAATTAAAATGATTTACTCTATTTAAAACAACTTGAGCTACTGCAATTTTTCCAGCTAATGGTTGATTACCAGCTTCAAAATAAATGTTTTGAGCTAAACAATATTGCTCTCCATTTGGATCAGATGCGTAAGCTCTTGGTACTGCAAACATGACAGCTCCAAGTATAAATCCAAATAACATACCACTTAAAAATGATTTGAACATTTTACGTCCTTGTTCATTGACTTCTTTATCTATTGCTTTACCAAATTTGCTCATATATTATTTTTAAACACAAACTCGATAGCTCGTGCTGCCTCCTTTTCTAAATCTCTTTTAAGATACCAACCACCTGTATCAGTATCTAAGTCTCTACAGATATACTCTATTTCTTTTGGAGTAATAGGATATCCTTTGCTCATTGCATTACCTGCAGTTGTAAGCATGATTTGATACATCTTTGAATACCAACCTGTACCTGTAATACCTTTGTATTCATCTATTTGTTTCTTATTAACAAAAGGACAGTCTTGATAAGATGTCCACGTATAATTTGTATTCTTTAATTCATTACGTTTTCTTTCAAGTAAAGCTTTTTGTATTGCTTCAGGAAAACGATCGAACATTGTTTGATTGGGTTTGACATATGGATACTTTTCCATAAGATCATTTGGATTCATAACTTCTCCATCGTGAGAGAAGATAAAGTTAAAACTGTCTTTATACTTAGCAGGAACATAATACATTCTGCTTAAGTCTTTGGTTTGAGCATCAGCAATATCGCCAATCTCTTTATTTAAAGCAAACCAAAAATGCTTAATATCATCTTTATCTACATTGCAAGTCAATGGAAATACTAAACGAAACTTTGGAGATTCAACTGTAGATGAAGCTGTTGAATAACAAACATAACGATACTTATCATACTTTGATTCAATATCTTTTAAATCTCCTTCATAGTCATCAATATCAAGAATACCAAAGCCACCCCAACCTACAACATTATCATTTGCACGAGTAGTATCAGGTTGATAGATGGCTGGACTTAATAAAGGTGCATCTTGTTTTGTTGGATATTTTGTAGATTCTGATAGCTTATACAGGATAGCCTCGAACTCCTCGAAGCTAGTATAGTCCATACGTTTATTTGTTTTATTATCGTATATACTATCGAATATCGTTAAGCTTACCATGATTGTCTTTGTGACTCGGTGCCTCCCAATTGTCTGGTTTTATTAAGTCAGGTAATCCAAGTGGATTAGGTCTTTCAGGTTTTACTCCTGGATGTTTGTTCATATTTGCTTTAAGAACTTCGTTCCAAGCAACATATGGATCGACATCAAAAGCATCAAGTGTACCAATTGCTACAACGCAAAGATCGATAAGACCATCAACTATTTCTTCAGCGTCCATACCAATAAGAGCTGTTTCAGTTTCATCAAGCTCTTCTCTTAAAAAATCAATTCTAAATTCTAAGAATTTTTTCTTTTGCTCATGAGTAGCTTTAGACATCCAAGCCCGAGTACCATACTTGGTTTGCATGTCATGTATATCTTTTACCCAGTCTTTGCTCATGATATTATCTTATTCTTAGGTGTGACAAGTCCAGTATCCATATGTCTTACCTGATCGACTAATTCATCGACTGGATCGACCATGAATACAACAAAGTTTTTAGGAATAGTGATTCCTTCTTTTGCTTTTGTATAAGCCATGAAAGGCATAAATCCAATTTTGCCTTCTCCAGCTGGTATTAAAGAATAGCCATCGGTAATAGTAATGTCACTGCCATTATCTACTACTTTGCCAATTACTTCCTCTCCTGAGGATAATCTTACTAGTTTCATATTTTTCTCCATAGGTATATATTATACCATACTTTTAGTAGTTTGTAAACGTTTTTATCCAAAAAAATCCTCGAGGCTTGCGACTTCTTTTGAATTCCAGCCAACTGCATCTAGGATAGGTTCAATTGGGTCAAGGAAGGTCTTTTGGAATTGTAATTCATGATCAATATATTTCTTTAAGCCAAACTCATCAGGAAGATAGTTTGGAAATGAGATTACATTTTCATGAATTGAATTTGGTTGACGAAGATATAAGAACTTAATCTTTTCGCCGTTATTGATTGGTTCATATTTCTTTTTAAGTTGCATATCTTCTACAAGTTTGTTGTATAGAATTGAGCCACGAACATGAATAGGAGTACCTTTTTTATAAAGACTATTTCTATCTTGCCATTTCTTAACTTGAGTTACTCCTCTTGGAAAAGCAATCTCATCTGGCTCAAGAGTTTTGAAATAGTTTTTAAACTGTTCGATTGCAAGCTGTACTGATTTTTCATCTTCTTTCATAATAACATGAAAGATTTCTTTAAGAGCTTTACGACACGGTGCTGGTGTAGAAGACTTAATTGCTTCAATACCCATGATCTTCATTTTAGGTTCAGCATATCTTACGCCTTCGTTATCATGCACATTCATAATATATCGTTTCTTTGCTGTCCAAAGAGCACGATCAGCGATTGCTTCACGTTTCATAACCATACGATTATCTACACCGCCTAACATGTTGTAAAGATCGGCATAAGATTTTTCAAGCTCTGGTTCCAACGCATCTTGACAAACTTTATCAAGGAAATCGATTGTATTGTTTGGTTGTACCTTTTCTACAAGATCATTTAAGCATACATACAATGAGTCTGTATCGATTGCAACGATATAATCTTTCCATTCTTTGTTTTGTAGCACTCGATTGAGATAGGCGTTGAGCGAATACTCGGCCCATCGAATTGTAAGTTGTCCTGTAAGGGTAATGGCTTCAGCGATTCGCTGGTCAAAAAAACGAAAGTAGCGATTGCCCATAGCGCCATACAAGCTATTAAGGAGAATTTTAATCGACATTTGTCTGTTCTCTGCAATTGCGATATCTCTTTCGATTCGATACATTTCTTGCTTATCATTTTTATCTACTTTTTCTAATTCTTTTTGAGCATTAATCATTTGTTGTTTAATGTCCACACGTTCTTTATACATTTCATCAATAATAAATGGAACAATGCCTGGTCGATCAGTGTTAAAGTATTGTCCATTTGCTGCAAGAGCTTTGCCGCGATTATCAGGACGAGAAGATTGAGTAAGAACATTTTCAATATCAAACTGAGTAATCTCTCCATTGGCAATCGTTTCTGGCGACATGTTGTATTGCATAATGATTGATGGATAGAGTGAGTTAAGATCGAAAGATACAATGTTGTCATGTATTCCTACATGCGGATCTTTTACAAACCCACCAGGATAAGCTGACTTTGTTTTATCTTCGATAAATGGAACAACAATATTGTTTGCAAACAGTTTACGATATATGATCGTATCCCATATCAATGTAGTACCAAATGTGTCATTATAGTTTACGCCACCTTTATATGCCATTGTCATGCAAAGTGTAATCAATCCAAGCTTATCTTCTATACGATCTACAAGCTCAACGTCTTTGATATTATAGTCAATAAACTTTTGATGATTGTGTTTGTATAAAGTATGAAGATTAGAATATTCTTCGTATGAAAGTTTGTTTTCGCCAAGTACAACATGAGCAATATGATCAAGTTTATACGACTCTTGTGGCCCATATGAATAACCAAACTTTTTAAATAAGTCAAGATAATCAAGTTGAGATATACCTTTAAGCTCATAAGCAGTTTGAGTTCTACCCATTTTAGTTACTTCTTGTCTATCAACCATACCCCAAGGACTCAGTCTTTTAACATAAGCTTCGCCAAGCATACGATTAATACGATTAACAAGATAAGGAATATCAAAGAACCTTGTATTCCAACCAGTGACGACGTCTGGACTATGTTGCTGTGAAGACCAATGAGTAATAAAATTAATAAGCAAATCATCTTCACGATCAAACTTACGATATACTACGAGGTTTTCTTTCATATACGATTGTTCTACATCATAGTCGCCAAGACCCCAAACGTAATATGTTTCTCCAATATTACTTTTCATTGCGATCGATATAACTTTATGATCAGCCTTTTCTGGCTCAGGGAATCCATCATCGGATGCAACCTCAATATCGATTGTTGCGACATTGATTGTGCTTCGATTGAATTCTATATTGCCAGGATAATAGTCATTGATAAAAGCAGGAATATACTTCGTGTTTCCATAGATTGTTTTACCAGAGACTCCTTTGTTTGCTGTTACATATTCGTTGGCTGCTCTCATAGATTCGAATCTCTTACCAGCGTTTGCTACGCCGACTGGAGTTCCGTCAAGAGCTTTCCAATTTGTTTTTAGATTTGTGGATGTAAAAAGGATTGGTTCGTATTTGATTTTCTTTTCGATTCTTCGACCATGATCATATCCTCGTAAAAGAATTTGATTACCATATCGAGAAACGTTTGTATAGAATTGAAGCATGTATATATTATACCATAGTTTAGTCGTTTTGTAAACGTTTTTTTCACTTTATTTT